AGGCTCTGGCCGGTTTTCTCCTCGGCCTGCCGGATCCATTGCTGGGCCATCTCATGGGTGTTGTCCATGGCCTGGCGCAGGCCCGCGCCGTTATTATTGCCGCCGCAGATGCAATCGCAATCCTTGCTCTCAGCATTGTAGCACCTGGCGTCACACCGACCGACACATCCATCGGAATTGTAAACAGCTATAAGTGTCGTCATATCAATCCTCCCGGCCCATAATCTCATCCGGCACCACCCCCGCCAGATCCGCCCCCGACTCCAGAAAAAGCTGGATCAGCTCGCCCTTCTTGCAGCTGTCATACTTGCCGCGCTTTTTGAGCAGGGTCTCGAACAGGTAATCCTTGACGCACTTCTGCTCGAATACCTTGAACTGCTCGCCGATCGCGATGATCTCAGCCTTGGTTTTCTTCTGCAGGTATTCATCGTCGATGCGGAATTCTGCCTTTAAATCGACCCCGATGTAATCCGCCACCAGGCGCCGGCCGTCGGCGCCGAAATCGCTCTGCATGATGGTCTGCAGTACAGCCTCGTCATGGATATCCAGAAAGTCGCCGTACTCCAGGCCGGCGATCGCGTCGAAGATGACCCCGTCCGGCATGCGCCACCAGTAATTGTCATCGTCGCGGCTGATGCCCGCGCGGTCGGCAAACCATTTGTGCAGATCCGGATTGTATTTGATCAGGCTGAACAGCGACAATCTGTCTTTCCGATCTCTGGCGTCCGGCGTCTCCATCGAGGTCTTGAGCTGTCCGTAATGCTCCGGGATGCTGGCCTGGTAGAACTTCTCGCGAAAATGCTCGCCGTGCCAGGCCACCCGCGGTACACCGTCCGCCGCCGCATCCCCAGTATTACCGGCCTGGTTTTTCGCTTTTTTCGGAGCCCGCCGGGCCTGGCAGCACTTCGGATCCAGGCAGGCCTTATCATGGATAATCCGGCCCAGGTCGTCGATAATAGACACAAAGGCCTCACATGACCGGCAGGCCTTCCAGGGCCCCCGCTCGTAACCGTTGAATCTCTCATAGTCATTGTAATTCAGCCCTTTGTCGAACCGGAAGCCGCAGGTTCCGAAATCCTTGAAATAGCTGCTGTCCTCCCAGCGGCCCTGAAGGTAGTTGTTCAGCTGCTTTTTGAAGCAGTCGGGATTGAGGCATTTCTTGCCGTCGGACCCCAGGTCGAACAGCTGGCGCTGCACGTCCGAGTTGTGTTGGCAGTTGCCGCAGCCGGCCGTCTCGGTGTCGAACACCGCCTTGTCCAGCTGCGGGGCCATATCTTCCACCTCCCGCCGGACCTCGCGGTAACTCATTCCACATTTGATGGAATCATCGATCAGGTCGTTTAAAAACGCCTTGTTGTCCTTGACCCGCAAAAACTGCTCCAGGTGGCTATAGGAAAGCTCACCCTGCTCCCACAGTTTGAGCACCTTTTGCGGCAGCTGCAGCACCGCCGTGCGCCGGCGGATGTATCGCGCCGAAACCCCGGTCCGCGCCGCCAGGTCCTCGATCGCGTCGGCGCCGGCGCCCTTGCGCTTCAGATACATTTTAAATCCCTCGGCCTCCTCCAGCTCGTTCAGGTCCTCGCGCTGCAGGTTTTCGATCATCATCAGGTCGAAGGCCTCGTCGTCGGACAGCTCGCGCACCAGGGCCGGGATCCGATAGTTGTCCGGACCGCCGTTTTCGGCCGCCACTGCCGTCGCCGCCCGCAGCCGGCGCTCGCCGGCCACCAGCTCGAACGGCGTCGCCTGGCCGGTCACCGGCCGCACCAGCACCGGCTCGATCACGCCCTTAACCCTGACCGACGCGATCAATTCATCCATCGCGATCCCGTCGAACCGCTTGCGCGGGTTGTACGGGTTTTTCCCGATCTCACTTAAAACGATTTCCTGAAATTGTTGTTCCATTGGGCACCCTCCTTGCTTTTATTTTATTATTTTCAGGCCATAATCGGCCATCCAGCGCCGGCGGGTCTCGTCGTCCAACTGGCAGGCGCTCTTGTCCGCCGCCAGCACGCCGCAGTGTTGCCGCCCGCCCCAGAACGCCGCGCAGTAATCGCAAAAACCGCTGTTTTTTGCCTGATCTTTAGTCATTTGATAATATTTTCCGCCGTTATTTTCTGATCCGGATGATTCAAGATCCACTCGAACACCTCCGGATCGGAGAAAACCAGGGCGCTGATATCCTTGGATTTTTGCCAGTTCTGTCCCGACCAGCTCCGCGCGGACCGGATGCTGGTGCGCTCGTCCGTGTTGTCGATCACCACCGGCGTGTTTTCAAGCAGCTCGCGCAGCTTCAGCACGCCGGGCGGCACCGCCGGCGCAGTTTCTTTGTCTGCAATTTCACTTCCGCTGGCCGGATCCTGCGCCGGCACCGCGGCGGCCCGCGTCCCGAGCAGGGACGGCGGCACCCGCCAGCCTTTCGGACATCCCGCGATCACCCAGGCCCGCAGATCGACCCCTTTAAACGCGTCTCCCGGATCCTTGCCTGCCGGCACCGGCCAGTGCTTGCTGCGGGGAAAATTATCCTGCCACCAGGCCACCTGGTTGTTGCCGCCGGCGTCATAATCCAGGGCCAGCAGGATCAGGTCCACGGCGTTCAGTATTTCAGCCGCCGCCGGATCCGGACGCCGCGACGAATTGCCCAGGGCGATGATCACCGCCAGGTCGGGCACAAACCGCGCCAGCAGGATCGCGTCCAGCTCCGACTCGATCACCACCGCCAGGCGCCGCTTGTCGCCGCCGCCCAGTACCATGCAGTCCATGTTCGACCCCGGCATGGCATAAAACCGCGGCTCTCCCTCCGGACGGCGGATCCGGATGCGGTCCGGGCGGCCGCCGGTCAGCCTGGGGATCACCAGCCCTTGGGGAATCCATAACCGTTTTGGCTTGTTATTTTCTTTCAGCTCCTCGGGCAGCCCCCATGACTGACGGTGCCGCCAGAAGTCTTCCGGCACCCATCCCAGCCGGTGCTCGATGACCATTTTTTTTAATATGCCCCGCTCAAGCAGCCAGCGCATCTGCTTTTCATTCTCGATCAGCTGCAGGTGCGCCCGCTCGACCAGTTTTTCAGCCTTCTGCCGCCACATCTCGGCCGGATCCCCGCCGCCCACCGGCTGCCAGCCCGCCGCCGCCCCCTTGCCCTGCGGCTTGACGTGCGGCGTCCGAAACTGCTGTTTTTCCGGCAAATCCACATCCAGCGCCCGACAGGCCTCGGGATAACTCATTCCATCGAAGTCGATCAAAAACTGGATCGCATCCCCGCCCTTGCCGCACTGCCGGCACCAGTAAGACCCGGCGCCGCTGTTCTGCTCCGGCCACACGTGAAACCGGTCATCCCCGCCGCAACCCGGACAGGCCGAATGATACTCCCCACCCTTGGCCGCCGACGCCTTTTTAGGCGATATCCCCTTGCCTTCCAACAATTCGAGCACGTCTTTCCTGGGATTCTGCATAAAAACACCCCTCAATGGTCCAAAAACTACCCAAAAGGTCCAAAATCATATCTTTAATTATATTATATAGTTATTATTATTATTTATTATCTTTTGGACCATAGGACTTATTTGTTAATAAAGTCTAAAATTAAATAATACGCGTAAAAGATTTGGAAAAACTTGCGCAGAGCGTCCCATCGTCCAAAAGGTCCAAAAACGACTGTCCAAAACGTCCGTCAAAACAGCACATCGGAGGCGGCGTGCTGGGTGCGATCAATGACATTTAGCCCGAAATAGACATAGGTGCCGCGCTTCTCTTTTTTGAATTTTTTTCCCAACAGTTTGCCGAATATCTTTGGCGATGGTACTTTCTTTTTTGATATATTTTCCTCCCACCATTCATTGAAGCGCAGGTACAACACCTTGGCCGGGCACTCGGCATCCGGATCCAGGTAGCACTCCTCGTCGATGAAATCGGCCAGCACATCCTCGTCCCGCCGGTATTCGGCCGAGGCCTCCAGCACGGTCGCCGGCGGATCCAGCCCTCGCTCACGCCAGGCGATGGCCCCGCGCACCAGCCATGCCAGAATGCCGGAAGACTCGGCCAGCAGCGCTTCTTTCATATGCAAATCCGCCGGCCGCTCATTGTCGCCCTGGACTTCACGGTTTTTGATAAACGACAGTTCAAATGGGATTAGCTGGATCCGTTCCCAGAAGGCCGCGTCGTTGCTCGGGGCGTGCGGCTTGTTGTTGGTCATCAGCACCAGCAGGTGCGTCGGCTGAAAGCTGATCGGCTGCTTTTCGTGCGGCCAGCGGCCCTTCAGGGTGTCGCCGCCTGACAACCACTTGACCCGGGCGGTAGAAAACCGCCTGTGCTCGTCGGTCTCCGATGCAAACGCGATCCGCAGGCCGTTTAAGTCCATGATGTCCGGACTGGGCCCGGCGCTGCTTTTGGATCGCCCGGAATCCAGCAGCATCTCGGATTCAATCGGATCCGCGTAATCGTTCATGATGCGCAAAATCGTCTCTACCAGGGTGCCCTTGCCGTTGCGGCCGTTTTCACCGTAAAGCACCGGAACGATGTGCTCCACGGTCAATCCGGTAATACCGTACCCGAGCACCCGCTGCACGTACTCGACCAGCTCGCGATCATCGCGAAAAATCTCGCTCAAAAACTTCTCCCAGGCCGGCGCCGGGTGATCGATCCCCTGCCATTCCACCGCGGACGCACGGGTGATCCGCTGCTCGGGCCGTCCGGCGGCCAGCTCGCCGGTTTTTAGATCCACCACGCCGTTGGCGCAGGCCAGCAGCCACGGATCCGCGTCAAAATCATCGCCCTTGGTGTCCAGGGACGAAACCGAATTGCTGCGGGCAAAAATCAGGCAATTCTGCCGGCCCGTGGTTCCCCGCAGCCGCGCCACCCGTTTGTAGATATCGCCCTGGCGATCCTGCAGCATTGATACGCGTTCCTTGTCGTTTTTTTTCATGGCCCAATCAATTTTATCCACCAGGCGCCGGGCCTCTTCCAGGTACACCTGGGCCACACGCTCCACCGATTTCAGGCACTCGCTGGATATATCCCACTCCCAGTGGTTCCCGGTCCAAACCAGCCAGCGATCGGACAGGCAGTGATATAAAAACTTCCCCTTGAACAGCTCCGCAAACAGGATCCCGTCGCCGGCCGCATTGGCATACAAACACTCGGTGATCAGCTCGCTACCGATCGTCGCCGCCGGATCCGGATCCCCGCTCTTTTTTTTCAGATCCTCGGCCACCACCCGCCGGCGCTCTTCCACCGCCGCCCGGATCCGGTCCACGTCCGATATCTTCTCAGCCAATCACCACCCCCCGCCGGCAAAAATCAAAATTTCCAAAATTCCATTCCAAAAAAAAATTCCAACCACGCGCAAAGCCCGCGCTGAGGGAAAC